GATAAACTCATTAGTTTCTGATAAAGGTTCAGTATCAGCAATCAATAGTATTTTTGCATCAGCAGCAGTAAATGCACTTGGTGGAAATGTAGAACCAGGTGATATTCTTTCAAGGCAATCAGGAGCTGTTTTAAATCCCAATATGGAACTACTATTTGGTGGTGTTCAATTGAGAACGTTCAGTTTTGATTTTGATTTTGCACCTAGAGATAGAGAAGAGAGTGAAGTGATAAAAAAAATAATCCGTTCATTTAAAATTAGTATGAATGCAAAACAACAAGCAGAAGGGGAGGGTAATGGATTATTCATTAAATCACCAGATGTATTTCAACTAACTTACAAAACAGGTAGTGATGATCACTTATTCTTACATAGGTTCAAACCAATGGCGATGTTAAACATGGCAGTAAACTACACTGGAGCAGGAACATATGCAACATACGACAATACATCACCTGTTCATATGAAATTAAATCTAACATTCCAAGAGTTAAATCCAATATATTCTGAGGATTACGAATCAGAAGAAGGCAAAGGAGGCACAGGATTCTAATGGGTTATTTTAGAGAACTACCAAATATACAATACCAGTCACCGTTTTCTAATCGTGTATCAAGTGCAAGTTACATCACGGCAAAAAATTTATTTCGTCGTATGAAAATTCGTGATGACCTTCAAAATGTTTTTACGATCTTCAACAAATACGAAATAGATGATGGAGATAGACCAGATACAGTTGCTAGAGATTTATATGGTAAATCAAGTCTTGATTGGGTTGTGTTAACAACTGCAGGTATCATAAATGTTCGTGATGGTTGGCCATTACCTAGTAAAGAATTATATAATTTAGTCGTTGAAAGGTATGGTCTTACTGAAATCAATGAAGTAAGGCATTATGAGACCACTGAGGTTAAAAATAACAGAGGGATTGTGGTATTACCTAAAGGTAAAATTGTAGATAAAGATTTTAAAATACCAAAACCTGATATTAATAATAATGAATCAACAACCTTAAATCCAGTAAGAGGTGTGACATATTATGAATATGAACAGGAATTAAATGAGAGAAAAAGAACTATATTTGTTTTACGTAGAGAATACTTACAACAATTTTTAAATGACATAAGAAATGAGATGACCTACAAGAAGTCATCTCAATTTGTGAATCGTAAATTAGTTAAAACAGAAAATACTAGAGTGACTATTAATTAGTCATCTGCGAGTTTCTGAAAATATGATAGTGCATCGTCATCATCATCTTCATTAACAGATGATGGTGTTGTAGATACGGCAGCGGTAACTAACTCTTCAGCAGCACCACGATCAGTATCTTCCTCCTCAATTGAACTAGATGGTCTCTTACTACCAAGAACATACTCTAAACGTTTCTTCAAGTCATCATATGATTTGAATTGATCAGTATCAACAAATTCTTTGAGAGAGTTTTCTTTCTTCCAAATGGACTCAAGTGCGTCATCATCATCAAGTAAAGGAGTTACAGGTGTAAACTCAGAACTATCATAGTTTCTGTAACCTGCTACATTCTTTGCTTTCAATTTAAAATTAGCACCTTGCCAAAAATCAAATGGATCAATTGCTTCCTCATCTTCGAACTCAGGTTGCATTGCTGCTGTGAGTTTATCAAAGATTTTCTTACCATACTTATATAAGAATACTTTTCCTTCGTTCTCAGGATTAGCAGGATCCTTTACAACATAAATGTTACTGATGTATGTAAGTTTACGTTTCTGTTTACGAGCAGCATCCTTACCTGCATCTGTTCCATTGTTCCACAACTGAGAATTATACTCTGATACGGGATCTTTCTGACCAAGTGTAGTGAGAGAGTTTTCAATATACCATCCACCAGGACCTTGGAATGCATGACTATACAGTTTTACAAACGGTAAGTCTTCACCATCTGGTGCTGGTAAGAATCGAATAACGGCATAACCATTACCTGATTTATCGACTTCTAGTTTCCACAAACGGTCATCACCTGATGCTCCGTTAGTGTTTAATTTTTCGACTTCTTTAACTAACTTTGCGGTTAAAGAACCTAGCTTTGATTGCTTTTTTAGATCAGCAAACGACATTTTAGATACCTCGGATTAAATTAGATTTCGTTGGATGTTTAGATTATAATAGATTAATTACGATTTGTCAATGTTCTCTTTGAGTTGTGAAATTGTTTTTTTCATTCCATCAAAAAGAAGATTCATATCAGTCCCTGTGGGAAATCCCATCAGTGGAATTGATTTTTGCAAATGATTTTTCATATTGATAGCTTCTGGATCATCAGAAAGTGACAGTCGAGCATACATAATTTTTTGTCTATCTAATAATTCAGTCAGTAAATCAATGTGTTCCACTTGTTCATCACGTTCCATAGTAGAAAATTCCATCACATCTCTGTATAGAGTTTTCTGTAATTCATTTATTTCTTCGAGTTCATTTTGAATGATCTCTGAATCAAAAAAGTTACTCATTAATAATCTCTCTAAGAATTTTTTTATAGTGGAATACATTAATATTTAGGAAGGGAATATATTTTTTTACTTTCAAACTAACGGTTTCCCACACTGGATCTTTAAGTTTGCGATTAAATTTTTTCCCAAAAGAAAAGATTTTTTCGAAGATTGCCAAGGTTTCTAAACTTATCTCTCCTCCTAGATACTTTTTCAGTATTGGTGGATGACCCTTCGAACAATTGAATACTTCTTCTAATTCTTTCTCCAATAATAATTTTTTTGATTGTTCTTTGAACAAGTATGTCAAACTCTGTTGTCGTCTCATCCAATCTGCGTACGTTCTTTCCCCAGAGTTTATTATCTCTCCAATCCATAAGTTCTGTGGTGTATTGGTGGTAACAAAATTTGCTAATAAAAAATCAGTAATCTCCTGATCTGAATATTTTCTTGATGTTTTTTCAAACCAATACTTATCTTTCCTCTTATTGAAAGAGGTCATTGTAGCTCTCGACTTACCACCATATTTAAAGAAGTCATATCTTTTATTAGTAAAATGACTTTTCATAGACAAATAAGTTTGGTAAGTTTCAAATGGTGTCACTTTCGTCTTCATCATCTTCTTCACATTCTAATTCTGTAATCGCATCGACTGGAACTTCTGCCTTACCAATTCGATACCAGTGTTGTTCAACTCCAATACTATCAGGTCTAGTACCTAAGTATTCTAAATCAGGAAATGTATGCTCACGCAATATTGCCTGTAATCGATAGTGCATCAAATCTTTAGTTTTCATAATAAAAAGGATTTGGAATCTCTGGATTTGTAAATTTAGTTTCAAGTGTCAAAACATTATCATTTATAGAAAACGTGTGTTGTGGTATCAGAATACGATACTCAATAAATGTCTCAACATTTGGGGGTATTGGTGGAAGGTAGAGTCCAATCATTACAAAGGTAATTTTGCACGAGAGGTCTTCTTCATAAAGTTTAACTGAATTGCATCATATTTCAACCTTTCTTTAAGAGGTTTTGTAACGAGTTTAGATACTGATTGTATCTCAATATCATTCATCTCACAATATTGACATATTGCATCAATATAATTTATTTTTTCTTCTGCGACTATTTTCTCAATCTCCATTGAAAATTTCATAGGAGTCAAGAACTTACTTTCCATCGCCTTTTCGAGTTCTTTACTTGGTTCCATAAAACTCCAGTTTGTCTTTAACAAATTTGTTGATGTATCTACCAAGAAGTCTGATATACTTGGTTTTGTCAGTTTCTTCATAAACAACGCATTCTCCATTTTCACATGCCATAATAATGACTAATTTTTTGACTGCTATATTTTTCATCTCATATAGCATACAACCGTATCCCATAGCCTGAACAAAATAATGTTCAATCCACTCTCGTGGTTTAGGTTTCTTAGATGTTTTAAAATCTATTATTGCTAATTGACCATCATGCTCTGCGATACAATCGACAGTGCCAGCTATTCCTAGTTGTTTACTATATAGGGCACCTTCAAGAGTGTGAATCTGATCGATTCTACTTAATTCCTTTTTTGAGATCTTAAATAAAAAATCAGATATTGGTGGAACCTTCGGTAATTTCTCATTCTTTAAATAGTGTTCAGTGAGTGTGTGCATATCAGTTCCACGAGTCGTGGCAGCTTTAGTAATACGATCTGCCTCCTCGTTACCAACCCTTTTTCTCCAATCAAGAAATATTTGTTTATTAAAATGACTGGTGATGGATGTAATTGAGACTAGTTTTAGTAACTCATCCTCATCAGGTATTTTATAATACCTCACACCATCTACTGTCTCCCTCTCAATAGG